TTGTTACGCTTCAGCGTGTTGATGACGCAGGAAACAGACACCGAGAACTTCTCGGCGATCGTCTTGGCGCCAACGCCTTCGGTGTAAAGGCGGCAAACCTCGTCGGCGTGCTCAGTGAGCTTGTGTGGAGCGCCACGCTTCTTGGTGCCTGCGTCGGCAGACTTGGTTGCGGACTGCTTAGGGGTCGTCTTTGCGGGAGTTTCGTTGGTTTCGTTGTTCATGGTTTTCTTGATTTCTCTTACCTTGGACTGCTTTGGTTTTTCGACATACTGAGTCGGCGCAGTTGGTACCGGCTCAGGTTCGCTGACATTGAGATCATTTTCTTCCATGTATTCCTTCATCCACTCCTCCGAAGGAATGTCTGAGTTGGCCTCCATGATAACAGTGGTATCCACGTCGTCAACCTCTTCAGACGGGATATCTTCAAATTCTTCTTCAGTTGCAACCTCTTCGTCCTCGTCAGTTGCAACCTCTTCATCCTCGTCAGTTGCAACCTCTTCATCCTCGTCGGGATCGATGGGACAAGCGGAAGAGCAGGCTCCTTCCGAACCACGCTGATTATGGGTCTTGATGGCAGGAACGCTGACATTGTCTTCGTCGTCAAAATCGCCGAAAAGAATTCGGTCAATAAGGCTCATTGGTTTGTCCTATTGTCTATTTGCTTTAAAGTCTGTTTAATCTGTCAGATGAAATTTGCCGCTTCGATAAGCATCTCCTTTGTAAGGTCCTGGCTTGGTACAAAGGTACCCTTATTACGAATGATGTTATTCATAATGGCAGTCATTCGCTTTGTAGCGTTTTTGTGGCAAATGTAGTAGGCCTGAGCAGATACCCTATCGCTGCTTTTAACCATGTCACCAGAGTAGGCTCCATCAAGTCCTTCAAAGCAAGCTTCAATAAGCTCAAGCTGGCCTACAGAAAAATATTTCTTAAGAGGCGAGCGCTCTAGGTCCTCAAACACGTCATAGGCATGGCTGCCATCAGTAAAAGTAACTCCGCCAAAATTGCTTACCTGAGACATGAAGATAGCACCTAGGGCGCACACGGAGCACTTCTTTACTTTGTTGACATAGTCTCTTGCGTCTATCTTGCAAAGTCTACCACCCTCAGCCAGTCTATCTCCGATATAGCAGTCCATGCCACGATATAGTACTCCGCCTCCTAAATTGGAATTTGCTACCCATGAACCCTCAGTCGGGAGATATCGTCGGCTTGCAATTTGCGCAAGAACATCTTTGGCAATGATTACACGCATTTGCGCAGGAGTCTTGGTGCTGGGCTTCTTAGCGACTGCGGTTGACTTCTTTGTCTTAGCGGGCTTCTTCTTAGTGGTTGCCATTACATTCCTACCTTTTGTTTTAGATTCGTGACAGCTGTATCAAAGCCAAGCTCCATTGCCTGCTTTACAAACTCTGCAGCTTCAAGATCTACTGGTTCTTTTTCATCTACTAGTTGTTTCAAGGCTGTGCTCAAATCCACCTGTTCGTCCAAGGATCCTTTTATCTCAGCGGAATCTCGGTCGTGCGAAGTGTCTACTCTTTCAAATACAAAAGCCTGTTGCTTCAAGGATTCAAGTCCAGCTGAAAGCGCTGCTGGCATATCTGAAGGTATTTCAAGATGCAATCTAGGAAGTTTGTCTCCCATGAACGACTGCATTTCTGAAACATACGACAGCTTAGCGCAGTTGTCAAGCCATGTTTGAATTCTTTTGAGATCCTCCTCTGATTTAAGATCCGTGCGTAAAAATGGGCGACAACGCAGTGGTACACGTTCTACACTGAAATCGTTGTAGACTACAATAAAAGACTTTGCCTCAGGCTCGCCAAGTCTGTGCATCCACATAGAACCAGAGTACAAAAAGCGAGTGCCTTGCGGTCCTCGCCAATCCCACTCCATATGAATGTCGCCCATCAGCACTAGCTTGTATTTGCCGTCAAACCAAGTTAGGTCGATGTCACACAGCGGTGCTTCATCTGGAGGCAGTCCAAGAGCCGGAACAACTTGAGACGCAAAGCCGTGCAGAATAAGAACGTCTGCCTGCTGCAGAACGTATCGTTCTAGGTGGGTTTCCCACTGACGTCGAGTACGCCAGTTGTAGCCGGCAATGCGTGCACCTGAGTCTATGTATTCTTTTTCCTCTAGATTGGTAGCAGCGGCAGCACCGCCGCCCTCCATACAGAGTCTCTTGAATCCTCGCTCGTGGTTGCCATCCACATAGTAAGTTGCCTGAAATGGAACATCCATAAGAATTTTGCGAATCTCTATGGTGTGCTCGTCTGAAATGGTCGGGGTGTCAACCTGGTCGCCACCTAGAAATAGCGCCAGCTTATTCTTCTTACAGTAGTCGACAACTTGTCTCAGAGCGTATAGATCATCGCCACGCAGTTCTTTGACAGAACGATACGCCGACTCTCTAGCCTGCAAGTCAGCGCAAAATACAAATATTGGATATCGCAATTATGCACCTTTACAGTAGATGTTGGTTGTCTTCTATTAGACACGCTAATTCTGCAAAAGAAGCGCCTTTATCGTTTTGTTGAGCAAGACTAGTTCTGCAGCCGTCAATTACTAACGAGCCTTCTGCTGAGCCTAGTCCTGCCCATTCTTGAACCCTTATAGGCAACACCTCAGACTCGTGATTAAAAGAGACTGCGTCTAAATGCTCGACGCGCCATCTTGAGGTCATGCCGACCTCCAATGGATTAGTTGGATTTTGCTGTTGATATATCTCACATAGAACCCCTAGACAGCAATGAGTTGGCGTATCGAAATTTGCTTTTAATACACGTCTGCCTTGAGTATAGCCACCGGATCGAAGGGCTTCGACCCAGACGTCAGCAATTTCTTTGAACATAGGTTTATTTCTTTTCAGTAAGGAGGTCAAGCCTGCCCATCAATAAGGCTACCAAGCAGGCTAATAGCGTAATTGCTACCCAAGTCCACAGGCCCATTCCAAACGCCAGACAATGCAGCGAGGATAAAACCAGAACAACCTGAACGCCAAGACAAACTGGGCATGATATTAGCTTCTGTAGAAACGATTCCTGTTGGTCAGCCCAGACCATTATCGTATCTAAAGTAAGTTCAAAATTGTGCATGCCCCAGACAACCATGTAAGCCATGGAGCCGAGTACGAGTGAAGACAGCAAGACAGTGAGGATCCAGTCAGTCATTTGTTAATTGCGCAGTAGCCAATCAGAGTAAGTAGAGCAACTGCAATTGTGAGGCAAGGATTGATAAAAAAGAATACGAGAAATATGATGCAGATAAGTGCAAACAATGTTAATCCTTATTCGCAGTCTTTGCAGTCTTTAGATTCAGTGCCGTCTTTTGGCTGGCGTAAGGCTCCCAGCATATCTTTATTTATAGAGGGCTTTGCTGCTCCAGGTTCTGTCAATGTTGGATCGTAGCCGGGTAGACCTGCTTGCTTTAGAAACTCATCTGGGGATTCTGATCTTGGGGGGTTTGGCATCAGGGGTTCTCGTTAGAAGTGGAGGATTCTACAAACTTTCTTTGTGGTTGTCTTTCTTTGTTTCTTTCTAACCAAATATGTAGGGCATCGAATACAAATTTACCTACAACGATGAAGCCAGTTGCTAGCAATATAAAAAGCGTATATGCTGCAATTACAAACTGCTTCACTATTCTCAAAATTAAGTCTTCCGGTTTTTCGGAATTTGACATGAACGACTCCAATCGGATTAACGAAGAAAAAACCAAAATTGATTTGAAAACCCTAGCGCCAAGCTGGGTTGTTGACATGGCTCAAAATATGAAATCTATTTGTGAGGTCGACGATATTGACGACAAGGTGTTTTCTTTACCCCCCGACAAACTTGCTGAACTGCATGCAAGATTAGATATAAACGAATTTTCAAAGTTTCTTAGTACTTATTTAGCGCAGAATCAAACTTCTCCAATTCGCCTGACTTCAATGCTTAGACTGAACGGCAAGCCGTTTACGCTAGTTAAGCATAAGTTTTTTGAACCTTTGTTCTATCCAAATCTTCCGGATAGGACTTTATTAGTCTGCGCTCGTCAGGTCGGTAAGTCTACGCACATTGCGGCTCAAGGAGTTTTACAAGCAGCAGCCATTAATAGATTTAAAGTATTATACATGGCTCCGCAGTTTGAGCAGATTAGAAGATTTAGCCACCAGTACATTCGACAGTTTGTCCATGAGTCTTACATCAAAGACACACTCATGGATAAGAACTGTGTCGACTCAGTAATGCAGAAGAGTTTCAGAAACGGATCAGAACTTTGGTTCTCTTTTGCCAAGCTATCGGTAGACAGAATTCGTGGTCTGTCTGTTGACGGAATTCGAATGGACGAGATTCAAGATCTTAACCCGGAGTTTTTAGACATTGTTCGAGAGTGTATGTCTGCATCTGAGCGGCGTTCTGAAATGTACGCAGGCACCAGCAAAACTATCGACAACGTTATTGAGCAATTGCGACTGCAGTCAAGTCAAGCCGAATGGTTTATGAAGTGTGAAACCTGCAATCATTGGAACATACCAACCATAGAAGGATCTGGTCCAGGGCTTACCGTCATGGACATGATGCGATCTGAAGGATTTTGCTGCGCTAAATGCCATAGACTATTGGAGCCAGAAAAGGGCTTCTGGGTCCATAAGTACGCAGAAAAAGCCAAGACCTTTCCTAGTTACCACGTACCCCAAGTCATTGCACCGGTGCACTACGCCAATCCAAAGAACTGGAGATCTCTGCTGTTAAAGCGAGAGCTAAATTCTCCGGCAACTTTTATAAACGAAGTACTTGGGGAAGCTTGCGATGAGGGGCAAAGACTTGTCAGCCTTACGGAGAAAAAAGACGTATGCATACTGAAGCCAAACTCTAAAGACAACGGCGCAGATGCCCCTAAGTATGCAGACAGAGTTCTAGGGGTTGACTGGGGTGGCAAGGGGAGCAGATTTCAATCTATGACAGCTGCCGCTGTGGCTTGCTACAGGCCCGTAGAACAAAAAATTGATATTGTCTTTGGCCACGTATTCCAAGCCATGACGGATTCGGTGATTGAAACAAAAGAAATTATTGATATTGCCAATACGTTTCAATGCACGGCTATTGCGCACGACGTCGCAGTAGCAGGCGAAGTAAGACTGAGCATTATGCGCAGCGTCGGAGTACCAGACTCCAGACTCATTAACTGCCGGTATGTAGCTAGTGGCAGCATCAAATCAATATTGCAGTTTGTACCCCCAACAGACGTCAATCCTACCAGCTACTACAACCTGGATAAAAGCAAAGTCATTGCAGCGATATGTCTTGCCATCAAAAACAAAAACATAAGGTTTCCGCAGTTTGATAGTTTGCTGGACGCTGCCGGCGAAAACATGATGAATCACTTCTTGGCTGTTTATGAGGAAAGCAGTGAAAGCATGTTTGGTACTGAGCGTCGGTTTATTCGACGTAACCCAGGAATGCCTGACGACTTCCTACACGCTGTTGCTTTTGCTGTTATTTCTCTATGGCGAAGATATCCCGAACTTATACCAAACCTTATGGAAGAGGTACTAGATGGAGATGAGCACGTACACATGGCAAATCCCAATGCGTACTACAACAGCAGCGAATATGACTGATAGCTAAGTCGAAGGTTATAACAAACGTTTGTTTGTGTACCAACCCGTAATCCTAAGCTTATTCTTGTTTTATAAGATTAGCTTAAGATTACGGGTCAGCAGTAGCTGAAGGTTGATGGCGAAGAACCATCAGATTATGTTAACTTAATTTGCTGGTTATTTTAGTTGCCTTATTTAGGCATCTAAAAGCAAATCAGGACTAAGTTATATTAACGCACTTTGAAACCATAGGTGACGTTTGCTATGTATATCTAATACTCAATAAAAGTATATACCATTAGATAAGCATATTAAATATACTGCAATATTACATAGCAAACGTCATGCATGATTTACTGCAGGTAGAATAAATTACTTAAAGCGGCTCGTCTAAGGCTGCGCATTCGCTTTACCGCAGATACCAGGCTGTTCCATAGAGGCTTAGAAAACACCAACATAAGGTGATCTTCCTTATGTGCTTCTATAGCTCCGAGCTCTTTAAGGTGGGTCATAGCTGACTCCCAGCTTCGTACCGGTAGGTTATAGAATCGCATATGCCCCAGTAGATTGGTTAAGTCTATAGCTACGGTATCTTCCATGGGGTTTTTAAACACCACGTAGCGCTTCTTAGACCCGTCTCCAGTAAACATCTTAAACATGCCTTGTTCTACACCCTCTTGCACAAAGTTGATAAGCTGAACTCCTGCAGACTTAGTGTTGATGTAGCCGCGGGTAGATATCATGGATTTTGCTTTATCCATGATGTCTGGGTTGATGTCTAACGATTTAGTTAAATACTTTAAACTATCTAATAGCGAATGCGAAGACGTAGACTTTACAGTGAGTGCATACTGCATAAAAAATGGAAACACGTTTTCACTGTTGAGTAGCGCTCGAGTTTCGTCAGTAAACTCTGTATCTGCTCGCACAAACTCCCAGTCTTTGTCTGAGGCTAAAGCAGAGGCAATAAGCGGTGGCGCTAAGACCAGGCTATTCTTGCCTCTACCCTCTAGCCATTGCGCCAGCAGCTTTGGTGACGACCTTATACCGTCTATAGCCACCGGAACTTGATGCAGCTCTGCAGTAGCCTGTGCGGCGTCTATGTCTTCCTTGCAGTTTAGAGTTAGGTAATCTAGCCCTAAATCAATTTTAATTATATCAAAGATATATTCTGCTAAAGAATTTTTAGCGCCCACGAGCATTAAATTTGTTCTTGACGTGCCCTCAATAAGATTGTGTATACCTGAGACGACTCCAACCATTCCCGCCAAGTACGCAATAGTCTCTACGCTAGGCTCAAATATATTTGAAATCTTTTTAACGGTTAGCCCAGGCTCAACAGTTAAGTTAGAGCATGGGGGCTCAACTTCGCTCATAACAAAAGGCACCCCTACCCTAATTTGATCCGTGTCGATTGACACCCTGGGTAAGTTAAACCTACCTGTGTCTGGATCGTAGCCCACGTAGTTTTGAGCTGAATGTACTTCAGGGGAACTAAGTCTTGTAATGATTTCTAGATATTTTTTAGCTATTGAGTCTGCCACAAATGGTTGCTTAGACAGTCCGGCAGAGGCTGCAATAAACGCTAAGACTTTACTTGGGTGATCCTCAATATCATCTTCGGTAGTCTGAAAGCCAACCTCTTTGCCGTCAAACAATAGCCTGCCAAAGATGGCAGCAGCTCCGCCTTGTTTTATTCGACATATATGAGATATACGCACGGTGGCGTTACACACAACCTCGTCAATTATTTCCCGCGAGCCTTGAATCCAAAGTTTGCCGTCTCGTTCAAAGAAGACCTTCTTATCGATAACAAGAGGCTGCGACTCCATTATGTGGTTTAACAGCTCTGCTATCTCGGCTCTAATTTCTTCTGAACAAGATGCAAGAATAATGTTCTTTTGAAATTCTGTTAAACCTAAACTATCAATTACATTTCGAGCATTAGCTTTGCCCAGGGTCAATAGCTCAGTAACTAAAAAATCAATAGGGTCTAATAGGTTGTTTTCCTCTACCCTGGCATGAATAGAGGGCATAAAACTGCCCTCCCAAACTTTAGAGGTTTTTTCTGTTGGCTTCCATATGTAAGGCGTGTCGTCCACCATTACCTTAAAGTTACGAGCTTTAATGCAACTTTTAAAGAATGCGGTATCTGGTTCGTCAATCCACACCACGGCGGGCTTGGTAAGGAGTAACGGCTCTAGCTCCCCAATAGGGGCTTTAGCTACTACAGATAACTTGGTATACCTTTCGATTGCACATTTTTGTGCAATTCGAGCCGCCTGCAGGGGATGAGGTACAACGTGTATTTTGTTTGCATCAGAGTTATGGCAGGAGTTAAGTCCGCAATATCCTCCGCTATGCCCCTGCAGGAGGTTCATATAGGCCATCTGGTCTTTAGCGGATACAAAGCCAAATCCACTAATAAATCCCGGCTTAATGTAAAACGGCATTACAAGCAAACCCTCAGGAGATTTACCAAGACCCGATATGGTCTCCTGTAGTTGCTCTTCTAGCTCGTTCTTAAACCCAAACCCAAACCAATCAACTAGTCCTCGGTTAAATACCTCTTGGCTTAGCCATAGGTTAAGTTCTGCCAGTCGACCTACGGCAAGTCTGTTTGCCGTGGGGTACATGGCTGCTTGGGCTTTAGTCCAAACTTTTTGTATTTTTTTGTAGTATCTATTGTAAAAATTGCAATAAGCAATGTGGTCTTCTGTATTTACAGACTTTATTTTAAGATCCTTGGAGAGGACATCTAAAAGCTCTTCCGGGTTTGAGATTTTGTACGCTTGCCCATATAGTTGCAGACCTTCACATGCTAGTTTGCACTTGTCGCAATACATCCATCCTTCAAAGGGCAGCAGGCTGGAGACCAGCATATTTGCAGTTTTGCACCTAGGACAACGCACATAAGAGCCCGCCTTGGCTGGGCCGTCGTAACCCAGAAGTTTTAAGATTTTTGTATAATGGAAGGTCGAGTAGAACTCTTCCGAAGGAACACCATCTATGAGTCGCTGGATTGACATAACTGATGACGTCTCTAAAAAGTACTATAATGCCTTCGTTAAGCAGGTTTCAATGCCAGAGTACGTAAAGGCGGCAAGCGTACCTACCAAGGAAGATTTGAATGACGTTCCATCCGACGCGTTTGCAGATGGCTTCAACAGAAAGTTTGCCGTAAATAGTAAAGCCAACTGTTGGTGCTCTGCTCTTTATTTCTACGGCAACCAGTGTAGCACTTCAGGAACGAGTAAACAAGCTGAAGCAAAGTTGCTTAATGCTGCTCGCATCTGGGGAATTGCAGATGATGTAGCAAGTCTGAAGCAGGCATTTGAATTACAAACTATTCCTGCCTCGTATGCCATCTCTTTTGATTACAAGGGTGCAAAGGTAGAGCGCTGCCCGGATCACACTAAGGAAGCGGCTACAGCTAGTGCAGAGTGGCTATATAAGAATAGAACAAAGTTTCCGCTAGATGTACAGAAGCAAGCAGCAGCTCGCCTTGCGGCTAAGGCAGATTTTTTAAGCCTTACACCTAGCGCATCTACTTATTTAGACAAATTGGTAAATCCTGAGACCTATGCAAATATTAATTGCAAGGTAGCCATGGCGATTACCGATCGCCTTAGCAGTATCCCTACCGTGCGTTGGAGTAGCCTAGAAGACGAGTTGCTTAAAATTGCCAATGATCTAAACGGCCGTCCGTTTGAAGTATGCCATAGCGGCGAACTCATTTCCAGCGCACTTGAAGCTCTAGACGTAAAGCATGGGCTTAATGCTAAGTGGGGGTCTGCATTACAGCACCCAGTAGAGGCGTGCCTACGAGTCAACATGACGAAGGCTGCTGCCGCTGCTGATGCAGTTATTCACCTAACTACCGGCATGCCAGTCGATCTCACCAAGATTAGCGATCACCAACTTGAAAAGGGTCTTAAGATTGCCGGAGACGACTTCTTGTCTTATTGCCAAACCGATGGCTTCAATGTAGATAGAAGCAAAGCTGCTGAGATTTTGCCTACGCTACCCAAGCCAGAAGCTCGTAGATTTGAAGAGGCAATTAAGACTTCTGGTTACGTGCCAGAGACAGCAGATGATTTGCTGGGTCGTTTATTTAAAGAAGCCAATATGGGCATGATGCCTGCTATGCAACAAATGCCTGTAGATGACACTAATCCAATGCCAGGCGAGGACGACTCTTCTTTTGAGGCACGTATGAACGAAAAGAAAGAGCAAGCTAAATTAGATGCTCTCGATGCTCAGGCCGGACTTGCCGCAGTAAAGGCCCGGGG